CCTATCTTTATGACTATCTTAGCACGGGTTGGGGCCGCAGGAATGCGGGCTCGCCATGGCAGGATGGTCTCTTGTCTGATGTGGCATTGATCTCAGAAAAACTGCCTAAGCGCGGCGGTGCTGTCGCTTGGGTTGGCCAACTGAGACCTGTTCGTGTGGCCCTCTCCAGGGCGTATGAATTGGTTGAAGGAAACCGCTGGGATACCGCTCCAAAAAACACCCTAGTTGACCGCTCTATCGGGATTGAACCCGGGGGCAACATGGTCTATCAAAAGGTGTGCGGTAACAAGATGCGCCGTAGTTTAAATCGTTTTGGTCTGCTCCTAAGACCCCAAAAGGTTGCAGGGAAGGGCGAATGGTTTGCAAAAACCGGACGTGATTCACAGCAGATACATCGCAAACTTGCAAAACAAGCAAGCGTAGACGGTACTATGGCTACACTAGATGTTCGTAAGGCAAGTGACACAATGTGCCGTGCTGTCGTTCAGTACGGAACGGGCAAGTGGTTTAAGGTTTTAGACGAGCTCCGCTCCCATAAGACCCTCGTCGAAGGACGATGGGTTCATCTGGAAAAGTTCTCCAGTATGGGTAACGGATTTACGTTTGAACTTGAGACCGCCTTGTTCGCAGCCATAGCGATGACAATCGCTGACTCGAGGGGAATAGAACTTATCCCAACGGTCAACTTCAGCGTCTACGGGGACGACATCATTGTCCCTACCGAGATGTCTGGAGATATGGTATCGGCGCTGGCGTATTGCGGCTTTGAAGTTAATACTTCAAAAAGCTATAGTAGTGGTCCTTTCCGTGAAAGTTGCGGTGGAGATTTCTATGAAGGCAGCCCAGTACGGGGACTCTACCTGAAAAAGGTACCGGAATCAGTAGGTGACTGGATTACCCTCCACAATCTCTTCAAGAGAGCAGAGGAATTCGTCAGCCTACCTTCGGCCCTTGACAAGGTAAGATCCCAGATACCAGTAGCATGCCGGAATTATGGTCCTGTTGCGCTTGGTGACACTGTACTACACCACCATCGCTGGCCCGAGAGGGCTAAACTGAAACGAGCACACTCGCAAGAGATGCTCATTCAGATCACAGTTCCAGTCGTAGAGGATTATCCACTTGATAGGTGGGATACCCTCTCCGTCGTCACGAGCAAGTTGTATGGAATGGACGGAGACCGGATAGCCATGAGAGGCGACCCCATCTCCTACCATACAAAATGGGTATCTTACGGCTGATTGGTAACCAGCCGTAGGATTCGTGTTGAAACCCACTTCAACGCCTTTTAAGGCATAACAGGGG